CTTGGTTTAAAGTAAATGTATTACCACTACCAGTAACAGCTACGTTTTGATTAGAGCCGTCTGAACTGTTAGCATTTGTAGGATCTACTTGAATAGTGAAAGAGTTTGTGCCACCTGTAAATTGGTAAAACCCTGTAAAGTTATCAGCGTATATGTCACCAAGAAATTTATTAGTAGCCCCAATCATATTAATGTCTAATGTCATGGTGTTACCGTCTAAATCAAAAGCAGTTAGATTCCCTGCGGAAGAACTCAAACCCCCGATGATATTAGAAATACCTAATTGTTCTAGGTCTATGTTAGCCCCAGTACCTGACTGGTCTACAAATATCTCGTTGTCCGCTGCGTGTAACGGTAATAAAGCAAGACACAACACTAATTGTATGTACCTGTTCATCATCATAATTTTATTCTACCGTTTTTTCTTCTATTTGTAAAACCCAGTAACCTTTTTCGTAACCTCGTTTAATTATCTCTAATACACCGCCTTCAATAGATTTCATTAAAGCTATNGTNGANGANTCGTTTCTAGCGTTACCTAATTCTATTTCTACTAGTTCTGTACCTGCTTCAATGAACCTAAATACATCATTAGATTTACCATAACTAAATATAGTTTTTTCGACTTAATACTTCTAATAATACTTCTCCCGTAGCAACAGAAACCATACGCAAACTAACAGTGATATTATCTTCTCTATACTGAATGCTGTTGCCTATACCTAAGTATCTAGCACCCGCCCCTCCTGATTCTAAATTAGCTTCATAAGAAATCACAGCACCCTCAATTAAAATACCTGCGAATAATAAAGGAGCTAATTGTTTTTTCTTTTCTTCATCAGTAGCGAACTTTTCTCTAGCAGACCTTATTAATTGTCTTTCTTTGGTTAAATTATCAAGACCAACTCTTTCTACTACTCTAAAGAAATTACCGTTCCCTGCATGTTTTAAAGCTCGTATAAGTAGTGCGTTTGGTTGTTGCGTTATCGCCGTGGAAAATAAAGCAAACTCGCTGTTGCTTTTCCTTTGCCCTGTTTGGTCGGTAAATGCAGTAGGATATACAGCAACTACAGGACTCACTACAGGAACTTCTACATTACGCAAAGCTGAAGACTGTAAATCTTGTATACTTACTACATCATGTTTTTTAAACCTATGTTCGTACGTATCTTCAATTTGGTCTAATGTAGAACAATTAGAAAGTAAAAGTACCAATAGGAATTGTGATTTCTGTAACTGTGCCATCTGCTTCCGTTATCTTTAGGGTTAATGTAACGCCATCACTAGTATACTCTATTGTATTGCCTTCTAAGGTTATAGTTCCCGAAGACGAAGGAGTTTCACCAAACAGGTTATTAACTAGTTGTCTTGAAAGCTCTGCATATACCCTGGACTCTAGGTTACGCATAAATCTAGCAAGTGTAGAGTTTTCTTTTTCTCTTTCTATTTCGTCCTGTAATGCTTTTATTTCTTCTTTAATTGTAAGTTTACGAGAAAACTCTTGGTTTTCAATAGTAAGGTAATGCGAACTGGTTCCGATACCATTAAAAGAAGGTGATTTAAATTTATGAACTATTTGGTCTGCTCTAAGGTTTTGTACAAAAATACCTATAATCAAAACTATTCCTATAAACAGAACCGTCCAGATTATTTTGTCCTTTTCTTCTTCAGTTGTTCTCCGTTTACCCATCACTAATTCTCCTAATGTAAAACTCTTTCTCTTTGTTCAGTTTCGTCTAGTCCTATAACTATTTTAGCTTCACCAACAATAACTACTCCATAAACTTCTGCTTCTAAATCGGCTTCTTCAAAACTGTCCGCATAGTATGAAAGGACCTTCATATATTTTATCACCTACTTTAAACTCTGTTAAAAATACTTTCTTCATTAGTCTTTCCTTTGGTCATCTCTATCCGCTTTTGCCAACCTATCGGTATGCATTAATTGGGGTACACCTAGTATAGTCTTTAAAAGCGTATCTTGTCTAATAATCTCATTATCTACAGAACGAACTCTATCTATAAGAGCTACTAATATTCCGTGTTGAGAATCTAGTTTTTGACCTAATCGTTGTTCTATTTCAGATATTTGAGCTGATACTTTTTCATCAAGTACATCTACTTTAGTTTCCATACCATCAATAATTTTATTAATAAGCTTCCAAATAAATAAACCAAGTCCTATAGCTGCTGCTATCGGGAAACCAACTTCATTAATTAATTGAACTACACCGTCCATAAGATTTAGTAATCACCCCAAACTTTAACCTTAGTACCTCCGTGATACTCAACAGCGTGTCCTTCTTTAATTAAAATTTCACATATATCTTTGCCATCTTCCGTATACGGTATGCCTAAAATTCTTCCATATTTACCTTTACCTAAAGATTTCACTTTTAACTTACCTCCGCAAAGTTCTTTTAATCTTTCTTTAGCAGCAAGTCCTAATTTCTTTTCTGCTAAATCTCTAGTTCTAGATTCAGGAGTATCTATGCCAGAAAGACGAACTCTTTGTTTATGAAGCTTTACGTCAAAACCTAAATCAAGACAACAATCAAAAGTGTCTCCATCCACTATTCTTTCTAATATAGCATTATATACAAACGCCTCTGGTGCTTTTTTAGCCATTTAACATTTCCACCTTTTACGTGCTTGACGTAATCTTGAATTAGGGTTTTTAGCAGCTTTAGGAAACTTCTTCATTTGTCCTGCACTTCTAGCGCAGTAAGACTTTCTTCTTTTTGCTGCTTTACTACCTTTTTTAACTTTACCTGTAACCGCTGTTTTTAACTTACTTCCTGGATTTTTTCTTTTATAAGCGGCTACTCCTTTTTTAGTCATTCCCGCACCTGATTTAGTTTTACGGTAGTTACCGCCTTTACCTGTAGTACGTCTTATAGATTTTTCCTTTCTTGGCATGACTATTTCTTTTTAGCTGTTTTAGCAGAACGTTTAAAAGCAGCTGCTGTAGGAGCACCTTTNGCTCCTTTTTTACGCATCTTCTTTCCTTCTTTACGTTTTTTATTTATATTGTAATAAAGACCTTTTTTAGCAGTTCTGCCGTCTTTAGTTTTATGTGTTTTCTTTTTTGCTGGCATATTATTCTCCTTGCTTTAAAACTCTATCTTTTAATCTTATCGCTCTTGGACCTACTTGTATAGCCCAACGACTGTCTAACATTTCAACTGCTGCTTTATCCCAGTCTTCTTTTTCCATAGCTGTTAAAAATTTTTTAAATTTTAATAAACGTGTAATTCCTAAGTTAAAACACATATTAGCCATAACTAAAACTAAATCTTCAGGAAGGTCTCTCCACCATGGAATATTTCTATCTAAATCATTAAAAACATTCTGTATATCATTTTCAAAACACTCGTTAATCCTTTCTTTCGAAACAGAAGTATCTACTTCTTGTCCATATTCAGGGTCTGTTTCTAATATTAAATGACCTATACCAAATGTGGGATATCCTAAATGGTCTAGATATATTTTATCCACACATCCCTCATCAAAAGTTAATTCTTCTTGTAGCTTTTTTAAATCCATAGTATTACCTCTTATAGTATTTTCACCGTTGTGTCGCCACCAGTTGACACACTTATTTGCCCAAGAGACACTGTTCCCTGAACTCCTTTTTCTGTTCCTGAATAAATATCTGACCATTGTTCTCCTGTCCATAATTGAAGCTGTTTAGTAGTTAAGTTCCAAATAACGTCGCCTGTGTTAAACTGGTTTATATTTCTTTGAGATTCGTTAACGTTTATAGTAGAGCCTACGTTTACTTTATTTAAACTTAACTCTAATATTCTAACTAAACGATTAAATATTGCAGGGTCTATAGGTCCTATAGCCACAGGAAGTTTCGTTTCTAATAGCTTAGCCATTACCTCATTCCATCAGGTTTTATATCTATACGAGTTGCTCCTAATCTAAAACTCATTCCTACATTACTAGTGTTTGTATCGTTTGATTGAATTCTTAATACAGCCTGTCTTCCTCTTACACGAGTATCTATTTTAGTAGTTACCGAAGTACATGCACTAGTAACTGCGGTAGTAAGTTCTTCACCAGGAAAGTTTCTTCTTTTTAATACAATATCTAAAGTTTGTCCGTTTGATCCTGTACTTGCAGAACCTGTGAATTTAACATCAGGAATTATTCGACTTATAGACTGATACAAATCTCCTTCACCTAAATCAAAATCTGCGGACTCTATAAATACATTAGACATAGCCGTATCATCAGCATCATTTCCTGTCTCGTGGTTAAATAAGTACCCGACGTTATTAGTACTATAGGTTGCTTTAGGAGCACTAAATATACCTTCATCTATCCAACAGGTTCTAGAAAGTTCTCCTATCATCCATACATTTTCTTCATAATTATAAGTAACATATTTATCGATAACGTTGCTATCTGCTGAACAGTAAAACCAACCGACTTCGTTAAATGCTTTATTAACAAAACCAAATATTTGATAGCTTTGCGTTTGGTTTAAATCAGAAAATACATAATCGTCTACAGTACATGGAAGTTCTTGTATAGCTCCTGCATAAGCATAAAAACCTTTTTTATCCATCCAAAATACTCCTTTAGGAGTGTTAACCATAGCATTAGGTCCAACAAGACCAACACCTTCATTAACTAGATTTACTGCAAAAGTAAAAGGCTGACCTACAAAAGTCATGGAATATAAAGAGGTATCTGTCCATATTAAAGTTTCTTGCCTTGCTCTAACGGCTCCTACAATTGCAGAACCTGCTGAAAGTCTAAAAGAACCTGCGGTATTAGTTGGTAACGGTTCCCATTGTTCTATGTTTTCTTGATCACTCCACGCTATAAACATAGGGTCTATTGAACCTGTTCTAGCAGTGCTTGAATCATTTAAAGGGTCTGCTCCGAAACAAATAACGTGTCTATCTACATCAGATACCATCACTTGTAATGCTAAAGTTGGTGTTAAATTAGCTCCTGCTAAACTAGATAAAGTAACCGCTCTTGTATCAGTACCACTAGATTCATCCCAATAAAAAACACCTGCACCACGTGCATTAAAAACTAAATCTTCTCCAAAATTATCATGAGACCAAAGTCTTAACTGGTTTGTAGCTCC